TTTTAAAAAATTTTCAAAGTCTCGTAATCTAAAATACGTTAATTGATCATCTTCGCTCGTCCACGGACGGCGTAGTAGTATCTCTTCTTTGGCCTGAGCCTGTTGTAAATGTCTACAGAACTCCTCAAGATAGTCATAGAACTGTCCTGATGTGCTGGCATCTTCAGCTACCTCTATGATAGCCGCTTCATTCTCTTTCATTTCATTTAACAAATGACTAATTCTAGCTTCCCAGATTGGTTTGCCTACTGTGCGAGGCATAAAGTTAAGCTGTTCCATACATGCCTTTTGAAACGTGGGCTGTGATAGTAGAGCGTCTGTGTCTAGCTCCAAGGGCTCTGAGTTTACATCCATAAACCACACGGGTGGTGTAGAGTTGTATTTTCTAAGGTTTGCTATGGTAGCACCTTGCACGGCTGAACCAACACCATGCTGTCTAGTTCTACATAAATCTTTGTTACAGTGTGCATTAATTGGTGCATCGCTACACTTGTAAGCATAATCTTTGCGTTTGGCCTGTGATGCTACAATGTTGACCTCAGATAAAGGCAAAGGTGGTTCAAAATACAACATATTATATGTTAGTATTTCTGTTTCCCAGCTATCAGGATATGCTTTGCGTAAATATACTGCTATGTTAAACAGACCGTTATTGCGCCCACCCTCAGATATTTTACTTGCGCACAGGGTTTGCAGACAGGGTGGACCATCTTTTATTGGTGTATCTTTTACATCTTCTATTTGTAGAGCTAATACTTGCTCCACAGTCTGCTTGTGAGCTTCGTACAGCTCTATAAACTCTTCTAAGGTCGCAGAGGTGCCATCGTCCTTAATACCGTACCGTAGGCCGCCTTCAGCGTCATAATAAGGTAGGTTTAAAAAATTACCTACATCGCCACGTTCTAGTTGTAATTTAATTTGTTTTGGAAATATTTCGCTTTGTCCGTATCCAAGGGCGGCAGAGATATGCTGCAAGGTTTGCTGCATATCTTTAGCTTCTACCCAGTCAGTTGTGAATAGAAAGCAATGAGCTCCACCACTCTTGGACCGACAAACCACAAGGGGCAACTTCATGCGCCTAATCTTTTCTACCAAAGACTTGTGATCAAGCGGATATTGGTCAATGTCTATGCATCCCCATTTGCATTTATTATCTGCATTAATGGGTATGATACCTAGAGAATCACCTTTTCCGCTTAGATGACCTAGCCAATGATCTTTTGTCCGTGGTTCGCGAACTAAGGCAGCCCTACCAGACATTTTACCATTGGCTTGTGTCTTGTCTATTCGATACGTTCCAAAGGCTTCTTCTAGGCCATCAAAGATAGCACTAAAAGATTGCCATGCCATTAAAACGGTATCTTATCGTCAGAAACATCATCGTCAACAGGATCAGACGAAGTCCCACCTTCCTGTTCATGTTTAACGTCAACATCGCCTCTTTCGACAGATAAGGCAAACATCTTGGCTTCATCGTAATAAGCCTTGTTGGTTACCTGACCTTCTAACTTCATTTCCCAATTATACCAAGCATATTGCTCACCTTCTTCTAAGAAAGTCCAAAGGTGGTAGACATGAGAACATCTTGGTGGGTTGAAAGGTTGACCATCTTGGCCAATAAATTTTCTTCCCATTATAATTGAGTTCCACTTCTTACTCTTCTTTAAAGAAGTAGATTTCATTGCTATCATACCTAAATCAGTTGTTCCGTCTTTATTAATGACAAGAACATAATGCTGATGAGTGTCCTCAATATAATGACCAGAGCCATCAGTAAGGTAATCTTTTTGATCACCTTTCTTTTTGCTACGCTCAGTAGGTGGACAATCTTCTCTTCTAGAGTATATAGCAATTGGAGCAGGGTTATCATCTCCTGGAGGTGACCAATGAATAAAACGTCTTTGGTATGCGCAAGGTATAACCCTTATGCCCTCTTCGCCATTATAAATTTGGCTTGTTACCGTATTTATAATGTCACCCTCACTAGAGCCTTTAAATTGAGCTCTAACTGATTTACTCAAGTTAGTTTTTAAAAAAGGTATACTTAAACTTTCTTGATTAATTTCTTTATTACCCATGCCAGCGTCAGCTGCAAACATAGACATATCAACGACATTATCTTTTGCAACAACGTCTGATTGATTTTTTTGAACTGGTGTATTAGCCATATTATTTCCCCTTTACTATTTTAGCTCTTTTACCGATAAATGCGCCAAACAAATCACTTGGAAACTCACTTCCGTTTTCTGTCATTTCTTTGACCCACGACTTTAATGTTGCTGGATGCACTGATTCTTTTTTATCTACGCTAAAACCTTTTTCTAATGCAGATTGATAAAAATCAGTTGCTAAATTATCCTCACCTTTGCCAAAGACAGCTGATATAGTATTCTTAACTAGATCACCATATCCATTCTCTCTTAACCATGTGTGAGCTTGTGGCCTATCACTAATCTTAATTGTGCCACCGTATGTTGGTGTGATCTTTACTTCAGATCCGTCACTTAAAGTAAAACTTTCCATATTAATCTCTTCCATAGCTGCTGGAAGATCTTGATCAGTCAGTTCTAGAAGCTGCTTTTTAGTTTCTTTAAGCTCTTCTTCTAAGAATTTTACTTTATTTTCTGTTTGAATAATTTTACTTGCAAGCGCAGACACATCCGATAATCGTCCTGTATCTGTGCTTTCTACAGCAGATTGCCTATCCATAGCATCCTGTTGCATCTGTTGAAACAAATCGTTTTCCATGTTTCTCCTTTTCTGTTTCGTGGTTAAAGACTTTTTTATAGTCTTGCATTAATATAATAAATCGCATACAATTACATACATGTCAAGCACGGAGATAATAAATGTATATTTTTAAGACAAAACCTTTCAAACATCAGGAAGAGGTGTTGGAAAACAGCTGGAAAAGACCATACTATGGTTTGTTTATGGAAATGGGTTTAGGCAAATCAAAAGTAATAATAGATACCATAGGTAAATTAAAATTAGATGGTGAGATAGATGCTGTAATGATTGTGGCACCTAAAGGTGTGTATGATAACTGGGTTAAACAAGAGATACCGAATCACTTGCCAGATGAGTTTGATAGGTTCGTGGTCCGTTGGCAGCCCAGCAGTAGCAAAGCTTTTCAGGAAGATATGCAAAGACTTGTGTTTGAAACGATGACTGGCATAAAGTTCTTTGTTATTAATGTTGAGGCATTTAGCACAGACAGGGGCAAGAAGGCCGCATATTATTTTTTGAAAAAAAATCCTGATAACATGATGGTTATAGATGAAAGCACTACAATTAAAAACCGTAAGGCTTCTAGGACCAAGAACCTTTTGCAGCTATCTAAGCACGCTAAGTATAAAAGAATATTGACAGGATCACCTGTAACAAAAAGTCCTATGGATCTGTATTCTCAATGTACCTTCTTGCATTGTGCATCGTTAGACCAGCCGAGTTATTTTACATTTCAAAATAGATATGCCGTGGTGCAGAAGAGATACATGGGATCGCGCAGTTTTAACGAGATCACTGGTTATAGGAGATTGGACGAGTTGAATGAAAAATTAAATAAATTTAGTATTAGGGTATTAAAAGAAGATTGTCTGGATTTACCTGAGAAAATATACATAAAGAGAAACGTACCACTAACAACTGAACAAGCTAAACTATATGCACAAATGAAAAAGTACGCCTTAGCACAGCTAGATCAGGGTCAGCTGGCTACAACCTCTAGTGTGCTTACACAGATTATGAGACTGCAACAGATATGCTGTGGATATCTTATGAGCGATGAGGGCCAAATGAAAGTGCTAGACAATAACAGACTGAATGAGCTGCTGGCCGCGATTGAAGAATGTTCAGGCAAAATCATAATATGGTGTAACTATACACATGATATAAAAGAGATAGAAAAAGCTCTGTCTTCTAAGTACGGTCGCGATTCGGTGGCAACATACTATGGTGAAACTAAACAGGAAGATCGTCAGGCAACTGTGGATAAGTTCCAAGATATCCACAGCCCTCTTCGATTTTTTGTAGGGCAACCTAAGACAGGAGGTTATGGCATAACACTGACAGCCGCTAACACGATGATATATTACAGTAACAGTTATGACCTTGAAATTAGATTACAGTCTGAAGATCGTGCGCATAGAATAGGACAGAAGAAAGCTGTAACATACATAGATCTAATTGTAGAGGATACTATAGATGAAAAGATTGTTAAATCTTTGCGTGAGAAGATAAATCTAGCTGGGCAAGTCTTGGGCGAAGAACAGAAAAGGTGGTTACTTGATTAAGCCTTGTCTGTATTTGTTTACTCTATCATATGTAAGCAGCTCCTTACGAGCACGCTGTGCATATGAACAATGTATCCAGCCTGTGTTGCCGCCTGTGTAGCACTCCAAGATGAGTTGATCAAAGACTAGGTTGTCTCTAATCCATTGTGCCAACAGATAGTTATCTACGTTAGCCACTTCAAAATCTGCCGCCTGACCCTTGCAATGTTGTGAGTTCTTAGAGCTGCCGATGGCTATTGAAAGCTCTGGACAGCGGTACCCACTTGATACAATAAAGCTACCAAACTCATCACGAACTGGTTGCAATATATTGTCTGCAAGCATTTTTAAATTTTCTATAGCTTCAGAGTTTGGTGTATTGTTAATACCTTTGCGCTCTGCTGTCTGGCTTTTTGTTAACTCTGCCAGAGTAAAGTTTTTACTTAACTGCATGTTATTATCCGAATAATTTATATCTGTTAGGGTTCATATTATACAGATCTATGGCTCGTTTGTATTGAGCGCTTGGACTATTGCTTAAAGTAGCTATACCAGTTTGAGGTATGCCTTCTGAACCACCGTTTAAATTTAAGTTCATATTATATCCTGTAGTTGTTGTGCCACCTAAAGCCCTTGTAAGTGCGCTTGTCATCATAGAAGCTGGAGTGGGAAGTCCTCCCTGTGCTCCAGGACTGGTGACAGAGGTGATATTACCTTTTGAGTCATAAGTGTAAGAGGGTTGAACACCTTGTTTTAAAGACTCAAGGGCTTGTTTGTTCATTTTATCCCTTAAATTAAAAACATCAAAAGGAATTTCACCTACTAAATTACCGCCAGTGGCTTTTCCAATTTGTGTTGCTACAGTCATATCATCTTGATTGTTACCAGAATCTTCATAATTAGTATATCCGTAGTCAACATCGGTATAATCTAAATCATCATCTTGACCATATTCATCAACAGCTCCACCTTCTCTCATAGGCTTAATCATTCCTGAAATAATATCATTAGGAAACAAAGATGCATATTGAGCTCTATTTATATTCGCGGGGGCGGCGGAGGAGATGCCACCACCCGCGGGAGCGGTGTTCAATCCGCTCAAAAATGGTTGACTTGAGGCTACTTGGGTGGTGGGAATACCCTCTTGTATACTCGGCTCAACCGAACTCATATCTCGTCTTTCTAAAAATTCAATTGTTTCATCTGTAGGTATACTATCTTCTTCACCAGCTTCTCTTATAACACTAGGTGCGATCTTTACAGACTTATCAATGCCTAAGGTATTAGCGCCTTTAATTAATATGTTTGCAATATTATTTTGAATTTGAATTTTTTCTTTTTCACTTTTTGGCTTCTTAATAAAGTTTAAAAACAATTGCTTGTTAGTAAATAACTCTGTAACCAAGTTTAATTTTTCACTGGCAGGCATGTTAATTAAAAGGCTTCGTAAAAAGTTTGCACCTTTACTAGCCATCATAATAGATCCAGGGCCAGGCTGTCCGCCAGTCAAAGCTGAACCAGCTCTTGTACCGATTGCAGAACCACTTATGGCTACAAAGAAATCAAACAAAGGACCGACTTCTTCTAACAGCTGCTCATTTATCACACCGTTCTTCATTAAGTTACCAGCGTTTTCTGCAATCTCTAATTTAATTAATTGTTTTGTAATGTAATCAATTTGTCTTACCTGATCAGGTTTAAATATTCCTTGTGATCTTAACAAGCTCATCATAGTTACAGACGGATTGTCAGACATAGGCTCATAAAAAGATCTATACAAAGCTTTGGCGTTGATGATACCACCTGTTCCACCAGCATTTATAAAAGCTCTATTAATTATAGCCTCACCCATAGCTTGTTTTGCTTGATCTTCAAAGGTGCTTCCTTTTAAAGATCTAAAAAGTTTCAACATACCTCTGGTTGGTTGATCACCTTTAAGAGCTGCTTCAATAGCTGTAATAGGATGCTGACCATTTATCATCTTAGATAAATATTCTGTATTCTTTATACTTTTCTTAACAGCGGCATTTCTAACATCCCACATGGAGAACAGTCTTTGTGCATTAGAAACTGTTGATAGATCTTTATCTAAATTAGGAAATAAACGTAAGAGCTCTTTGTTTTTTTCTCTCCAAGAATCTAATTTTTTTTGATCTATTTGTGGTACAGTTGTATCTTTAAACTCGCCTATGACAGGTACTTTGGTATCAGATATAAGTTCTTTGCGGACAGTTCTTAGGTAAGCATCCATGTTTTGACGAATAGACAGGCCATTCTTTTCAGCTCCTTTGAAGCCCTTATCCACAGCAAAGTCTGACAAGTTTAATATTTGTGTTGCTCTCTGCTCTATAACAGAAGGCTTACCTGTCATTACTTCACCTAAAAGATATTCAGGATTTATGTATTTTTGTCCAGTTGGTTTTTTTAATTTAGTTTTACCAACAATAGTTCTTGTTATGGCATTGTTAGAAGCTACAGAAAAATCTAAGGCCGCCCTGTATTTTGCGCCAGAGTTTGGTGCAAAGTCTTCTAATTCTTGTAGAATGGCTTCAGAAAACTCTCCTGCAATCCTAGCATAATCTTTATTTGGGTTTGGCCCTGAGCTATATTCTCTAGCTAATTGATTAGCTGCTCGTCTTATATCAACAAGCTGTGCAACAGTTATAGGCTTAAACGGATCTGGTTCTTTGCCTGTAACACCTCTATCTCTTAAAAATTTTATACTAGTAGGAGCAAACCTTAATTCAGGATCATCGTTAAAAAAACCAGCTCCACCCGCTTCTTCTCTTTTAAGATTTCTTAAAATTTGAGAGTCAGTGTACAACATATAATCATTTATTTGAGTTCTTTGTTTTTGAGTTAATTTAACCCTTGGATCATCTAGAGCTGCTTGTAAAATTCTATTTTGTGTAATCAAAGTAAGGCTGTCTGTAGGTATTCTTTGTGTCTGATTATCAGGCATCAAGGTTCCATTAAACATTTGATAATAGTCCACTTGACCAGCTTCCATTTTTCCATCCATAAGCGTACCTGTTGCTTTAGAACGAGCATTATCATAGAGAGGATTTCCAGGATTAAAATCACTATTAGGCATTGCATCAATACGGCTATTAGCATAACCATCTGCACTTAGTATTTTTTCTATATCTCTAGTAAAAGGAACATTCTTGCCTTTTAATTCTTTTTCTGTTTTCTCTATTAAACTATCTACGGTAGGATCAGCTTCTTTTGATTTATATAAATTAAAAAATCTAGACAAAGGACGTAATGCAATGTCTTTTTCAATATCTGTAGAAGGATTAGGTTTTTTATTAGACATCCAACTTTGCATAAAATAAGGGGGATCTTCTGGATCTATTTCAGTAATCACCTCTTTATTATCAATTTTAGACCAAAGTTTTCTTTCTTCATTTCTAATTTTATTTATTTGTGAATTTAATAAATCAGATATTTTTTTATTTATTAATTTTAATTTTGCAGGATCAGACATGCCTCTCTTGCCTACATTTAATAATTCTAATCCTGCACCGAGTCTATTCATAGCGCTTTTTACTCTAGTGCCTACAGCAAACTCTATAGCAGATCGTCTGAACTTTGCAGCCTCACTCAAAACACCAAAGGCTTTTTTGGGCTCATCATCTATTCTACCCAACAACTTCAAGTAATTCGTAAGACCTGTTCTCATTTTGGTAGAACTATTTCGTGCATAAACATCTAAATCTGTATTTGTTTTTCTTAACGATGCTTCAATTATGCTTAACAATATTTCATCAGATTCTTGGCCCACGGTCGGAGAGAAGTTAGCTTCAGGAAAAATTTCATTAAATGTTTTTATATTATTTGGATCAGACAAAGCTTCAAAAACAGCCACAGGATCTCTCTCATATCTTTGTAAAATACTAACAATATTGTTTACTTGATTTTCTTGAGCTCTGTTTTTCAAACCTTCAAGTCCGCTAGCTTTGACAGCGCTAAATTTATCTGCAATGAAATTAGCCATAGATGTAGATGCTTTTGTAGCTAAAACAGGTAGACTACTGCCACCAGCTATTTCAAATAATAATCGTGTGCCTGTAGCTCCTGGATCTACTTTCTCTGCAGCAAAAGCTCCTATAGAGGCCCCACCTATAGCTGCAACATCTCCTGTTGCAGTCAAAGCACCAAACCTTATGTTCTCTCCTTTGGTTCTAAAAGGACTACCTCTATATGCTGTTGAATAATTTTTAAAAAAGTTTTCTACGCCAGCAGATAATCTAACGCCAGCTGGCACAGTAACATCATCTGCCAAGTTATCTATGATGGCTTTTGTGCCCCAATCTAAATTTCTAGGTATCATAAAAGGAAAAATAAGGCCTGTGCTACCACCTACACCTGTTCTTATCATCTCTTTTATTGCTTTTTGTTGTCCTGGAGTAGTTACAGATTCAGCTCCTAAAACATATTCATCTAACTGATCTGCTATTGAATATGTCATTGTGCTTGTTGTTAGACCAAAAAATATAGGCGGTAAAAATTTAGCTGCGGCTTCTGGTATGCTTTTAGGTGGGCCACCCTTTAACATTAATTTACCAGCCCTTTTGACAGTTTCACCAAAAACATATGCGGATGGTAAAGCTCTGAAGAGCTCTCTCATAATAGTATCTTCAATATCAACGTCATTCAGTGTCGTAAAAAACTTTAATATTTCACTGTCAGTCATTTTTCTTTGAGCATCAGGTCTTTGAGAGAAGTTACCTGATATTTCTCCTGACTGCATTTTAGGGTCGTTAATAAAATTTAAAATGGTAGCTGTTCCATCTTTCAAACCCTTATAGGTTAAAAAGTTTGGGTCTTTTTTCATTTGTTCTTTGTAATCTGTGGTGGCGTAAGACATGACAGCGTCCTGTGCCAAGAGAGATGGAGCTTCTTTACCAAACTGTAGAATAAATTGATCTACATCCTCTTTACTATACTTGATACGGTTGCCACTTAAATCAATAGGAGACATGGTATTTGTGGTTTGATTTTCCATATATTACTCCCTTGTTTTACCTATACCAATTAATTCACCAGAACCAAACTTATTTTGAGCATCACTTGCTTGTGTAGTACCAAACTCAGGATTTAATCCTGGCATTCTCTTCTCAAACAATAATATACCTGTTTGTAATTCAGAAATAACTTGTAATATTTCTTTAGATTCTTTTCGTGCCTCTTCAATTTGTTTTTGGCTAAAATCTGTAGGATTGTTCATAATACCCACAGCTAATTTATATTTAGATGCAACAAAATCTCTGAGGCCTACCATGCCATCGTACAAGGTAACATCATTTTGAAAAATGCCACCCTCTAATACTTTAGTAAAGTTTCTTAAATTTTTAGCATCTTCTTTAAATAATCTACCTGTTACCGTTTCTCTTGCCAAAGAATTAACTTGTACGTTCAAGGCTTGAAATGCTTTTTGAGCTTTTTTAACTTCAGCTTGATCTTGTGTGAAAAATCCTGTGTCTTTGAAACCTGCAGACTGCAGTGCTCCTGCAAGCGGTAAAAATAATTTAGACACGGCTATGTCTATACCACCTGCTGCGTCAGGATTTATATTCTCTTTCATCAAACTAGTTGTTACTTCATTACTTATTTTGTCAAAATCTACTTTACCATCAGGAAGTATATAACTGTCTTTTATAGCATTTGTTTCTACTTTTATAGGTAGACTTACGTCTGTAAAGCCATTCTCTATTCTCTTTTCAATGGCAGATACAACGGCTGGACTTAATGATTGTGGTGGTCTTGTAACATATCTACCAGCTTGTTGATTAAAAGTAGTCTTTGACTGGTTGAAATAAGATATGGCATTGGCCATCATCAAAGAGGTATTCTCATCTAAAGTACCGTCTGCAAATTTTCTCAAGTTTGAAGCATTGTTAAGTACTCTGGTGTACACACCATCTATATTTTTACCAAACTCTGAGTTAGTCAAAGCTAATTTTTCTAAAGCTATCTTCTTATTTTTATATGATATATCAAGTAAATTAAAAGCTTTATCATTATCTATTTTTTCTTTGTCTAGTCGTGTCATCTCACTTCTATAAAAAGTCAAATCTGATTGTACTTGCTTTCTAAACATCAAGTCTTGTTGTTTAAAAGCGTTCTCTAACAATTGTTTTTCTTTTTGTAATTCAATTTTTGCAGCACCCTGAGCGTTTTCTATTGCACGCTGTGCTTCGTCAAGTTCTTGCTGTCTTTCTTTTAATAAAGTTTCTCTTTCTTTAAAGGCGTTTATTATAGCATTTTGTGCCTTAGCTTCCTCAAACTTGTTTTCTTTTAAAAGTTGTTCTCTAGCAAATTCTGCTTTTTTTCTAGCCTCTGTTGTTCTATTTAAATCAAGTTGACCTGCATTTATTTGTATTTGAGCCTTCTTAATATTGTTACTTACTTCTCTAAACTGAACTAAATTAGCTTCTCTTTTCTTATCAAAGTCTAATCGTTCTCTCTTGAACACTAAGTTGTTATCGTTAATAGCTATTTTTGTAGAATTATTTTGATTTGCTATGAACTCAGATGATTTGATTTGTGTATCAAGCTGTGACTTATCAAAAGTTTGTTTATCTTTTTGTAATACCAAAGCGTTAGCGTGTTTAGTCGCTATGTTAGCTACTTCAAAACCTTGTTTTAATTCTAACTTATCAATATCAAAGCCTTGAGCTATACCCATTTCTATTTTTTTGTTTTTGAAATTTATGTTAATCTTTTCTATTTCTTTTTCGTGGGCCGCGTCCTGAGAGGCAGCTGCTATTTCTGCTTCAACGTCTTTTAATAATAACGTAAATTCATTTGCTTTTTTTACTTTGTTGGCATCGTTACTGGCTAAGATAGCATCTCTTTCCTTTACTAAGTTAGCTTTAAACTGCTCTAAATTTAATTTAGCTATATTACTATTTACTTGACGAGTATCTTTTTTTGCCTCTACAAATTGAGTTTTTGCTAAATCTATGCCTCCTGCAAGCATAGTTTTTCTTTCACCTATTGTTGCGTCAACCTTTTTAGCGGCTAACTGTCCAGCCAAACTTAAAGCAGCTGTCTTTGGGGCTTGTTCTTCAGCGGCTTTTTCTTTTATAGCTTGAGCAGATCTAGCGGCAATAGTTGGAAATAATTTAGTTCTTTCTGCAGCCATAGCTAATCGTTGGGCAGGGCTTAACCCAGCTTTCTCACCTTCCATAGGACTGGCAAAAGCAAGAGCTGTGTTAGCTATGTCAAACAAAATTTGAGACTGTAGCTGTTTTTTTCTAGTATCAGGATCTGTAAATTGCATGTTCTTTTGAAACAAAGGCAAAAGTTTTTGATAGTCAGTCTGTATACCAGTAGTAATATCATCAAAGCTAGTTAAAGGTGTGATGCTTCCAACCTTTACAGGCCCGCCTTCTTCAAAAACAGGAACTGGATCTTCATCACCTCGGCGGCGAACTTCGCCGCCTAACTTAAAATTTACGGGTGGCTCGTTACCAACCCCCATATTTCCGCTAGCCGCCATTGACATAATGCCTCTGCCCATATCGCCTTCTATGGGAGTATTCATCTGTTCTTGAGCCATTGGTCCTATGCCCTGATCAACTAAAGCTAATTCAACAACTGGCGTGACCAAAGTTAAAACACTCTCTGGCGTTTGATTTGCATCTTCTTGCCCAACTATTGTTGCCAAATCACCTCTTCTTTCTTCTGTACTTTTTTCATCTCCAGTAACGCTATCCATCATGGCTTCAAAGTTAGGTGCCATTTCTGGGTCACTAAAACCTGCCTGACTAGCTTGACCTACCATGTTTCCAACTATATTTGCATCCATAGCAGGAGAAGAGTTCATAATCCCGCCCGCAGGTACGCTGCCTCCCTCTTGCATGGCAACAATGGGTAAAGGACCTCTTTCTCTAACCTCCATTGCTTCATCTAGATCACGAAGATCTCGTTGATCTGCTCTTTCTGTTGGAAAAGTAGGTGGTCCGAAAGGGCTATATTGAAAAGTTGCCCCTGAGTCTGCTCCAACCATTTGATCACCTAACCTTAAAGCACCCATAGTTCCGACCTGCTCTTCAAAATTAGAGGGTGGTGGTGTACGAAGAAAAGTGCCACTAGGGTCGAATTTTTCAAATATTCCAAACTCTCGTGGATCTAAATTTGTACCAAAAAATTTATTATAATCTTCTACTGTAGTGCCAGGATTATCCCTGAAAAAACGTACTATATTATAAATATTATTAGGATCAAACCCTACTGTTGCTATATCTTCTTCTGTTTGTGGGCTCTGTCTTTTTACTACTCTACCACCCTCTTGATATTTTTTAGCTAATTCTGGGTTCATCTTCATTTGCACTTCTTCAGGCAATTTAGAAAAACCCTTAAATTCATTAGGCACGGCTGCTCCACCTTCTCGGAACATTTGCCGTTGCATTACGCTTCTATTCATTATCCGAATAACCCCGCTTGTCTTGCTCCAGCACCTGCCGCTAAACCAGCAATACCTAGTCCTAGATACTGTTGAAACGGTGACACATTAGGTGATGTGGATTGTGTTATAGTTTGTTGTGTCGTAGGCGTTTTACTATATATGTCAGATAAAAATCCTAGTCTTTGGTACGGCTCGTATATTTGTGCTAAATTACTTTGTCTTTCCGCTTCTAGTTCTGCCTGATCCTGAGCTTGTAGTAACTGACCTATCTTAAAAGCTCCTTCAACATCTCTTTGTCCTAGACCTTGCATAGTCTCTCCAAGAGCCGCTTGTCTCAAACCAAGTTGACTTTGTTGCCCTGCAAGTCCAGCTATGCCTTGTCCGAGCTGTGTTTGTCTTGCTAACTCTCTTTCAGCAGCACCTTGAGCCTGTAAAAAGTTTTGAGCTTGCGCTTGAGCTAAAGCAGCCGCTCTGTTTCTGTCTATTTCAGATTGTGCTATTTGACCTCTTGAACCACCAAAAGCTCCTGATCCAACAGCACCAGCTCTGGCCTGATTTAACTGCATATCAAAAGATCTATTGATCTCATCTGCCACAGCCTGTTGAAATGGGTTCATGTTTCTAGTAATCATTTCTTGTGTAACAGGACCAGCACCAGCTCTTAAAGCAGCTTCAACACCACCTAATGTTTGTCCAGCACCACCAACCGTTTGTCCTGCCTGTTCAAGAAAAGGCATAAAAGATCCAAGACCTGCTTGAGCTTGTTTTCTAGCAGCTTCCTGAAGACCCGTGAGCCCTGCAACCTGTTGCGTTGGTAAAGTTATACCTTGATCGGCAAGTTCTTTAGCAGACTCAAGTAGTCCAATACGATACGCTTCTATTTCAGGGGTTTCACCAACCTGTTGTATAATGGTTTCTGTTGCCATTATGCCATCGCCCTTCCGCGTTGCTCTAAGTTTCTCATAACACTATACATGTTATTTATACCTTTGTTAAGGTTTCCATTTCCTAAACCTTTAACAGCGTCTGTAGTCATCACAAACTCTCCAGGCATTAGCATAGCTCTTACACTATCTTCGTTAGGTATACCCTCATCAGGCATTATGCCGCCTGTTCTTCTAGGAAATATCTCTCCACCTTCAGCTACATTCTGTGTAAAGACAGGCGGATTAAAAACATATGGATTATATTGAAAACCAAAAGAAGTATCTCTTGTAAAGGGACCTTGAGCTTGATTGACGGTTGTATCTCCTACTTTAAATCTATCAGGATCTTCTTGATAAACATCTAATCCTGTTCTTGATGGCTCTAATTCTTCTTGTTCAGGAGCATCAAAAAATCCTGTAGATGCTCCCACCGTACCCGCTAGCGCTAGACTAGGTCCGTAAGTTCCCATGAATCCAGGGCTCAACTCAGCTGCTTTCTTAACAGCTTCTTTGTATATAGCGTCATTTGCACTAATTTTTGTTATATCTATGTTATTTGCCTTTAAAACATCTGCGGCTGTTACGTTTCGCCCGCCTGTAAAGGCATCAAAATAATTACCTTCTTTTAAACTTTCTATGGCTCCTACTCTATCAACGCTTGCGCCAAGACTTGAATCTATACCTTTTGTAGGATCAAGAGCTATATTAGATCTAGTTTTCGGAGCAAGAAGAAGGTCTGATTCTTTTTTTGCTGCGGCTTGTATAAGGCCGTCATCAGGTCTGCCTAAATCAACAACTCTTCCATCTGCATTAACTTGATATAATCTACCATCTTCTCCAAGACTAGGCTTGTTTAATATAGAGTCAGATACTTTATCAATGCTTCCAGATGATGTTGATGCTAAATTTGTGGTAGGTGCTTGATAAGTTCCAAAAAAGTTACCTTGACCTATTCCAGCGGCAGTTTGTCCGAACCTGCCTGCGGGATCTGCAAAAGCTTGGCTAATACCTGCAGTGCCCCCAGTAATACCAGAATACACAGCACCACTAGCACCAGCTAAAACAGCGTTTCTAAGTGCGTCTTCTGGACTACCACCACTTATAAGTGTTCCTATACCAGAACCTAATGCAGCTCCATATATAGGTCCTAATGGTGTGGCCGCTAAAGCAAGAGGTAAGATAACAGGCGCAGCTTTCTTCAAAGCCTTACCTACACTTTTGGCAATACTACTTACGCCTCTGCTTACCTTTTTAAATAATTTTTTTAAAAAAAACTCTGGTAAACCTGTTGTTGGGTTAATACTGTTTTCTTGTGAACCCACTACATATCTCTCAGGGTCCTCTACACCTAGCTCTCTTAAATGTTGAAATATGCTTTCTTTCAGGGCAGGGCTTCTATCAATCAAGGCCCGTGGGACAATGAGCTCGCCTGTTTCAACGTGAGCCACAGTGTCATCACCGTATCGACCAAAGTTAGCCATTTTCTTACCAACGTCAGAAAACTGCGCAATACCGCTTGTGCCATATTGTTCTTTGAGCTCTTCAGCTTCTAAAAGCTCTATCTGCTCATCAGTCATTACAAAGTCTGCAATACCGCCTGCTGGTATGTCTTCTTTTTTAAGAGCTTGGTCCATGTTCCAAAGTTTACCCTATTTTAAAAGTTTGTACAATACTATATCCTTGATATCGCACTTGTTGTAACTCTTGTCTTTGATAATTCTTGTATACTGGCTACAACATGCAATCTATTAGCTGTCGCTGCTTGTACTTTTAATATTTCTCCACTTTGCAATATTAAATCTTTTGTAAGTAATTCTATGGTTGTATTCGCTCCTACAGTTTTGACTTTGAATAAACTAAATGTATCACTACCACTTACAAGTTGAACTGTTATTGTATCTGCATTACCACTGTCTTCAGATACTAAGATAGAGTTAACAACAGCAGCATTGAAATCGGCATCACTAGGAACTGTAAACAAAGTTGTAAGATCCGTTGTGGTTAAATCTACCTTTGCGTTTGTTACACCTTGAATATATTGAGGAATACTAGTTATAAGCATCAGCGTCTACCGTCCGTTCTTATATCCACTCTAGGTGTACCTAATTTATATTTTGTCCCCAGTGATGTAGAATCAATTCTTAATGCAAAAGATCTACCTCGTAAACGATAATTTAATTTTTCTGTAAACTGCTCTACAGGACTAGTAGCTGACCTTTGGGCCGTGGCCTGTGTAGTCTCATTAAAATTTGCCCCAGGATTATTTCTAGATTTCATAGTAAAAGACACATCTGGATTAACACTTGTCGATCCAGTAAATGTGATATCTGGTATAACTTGTTTTATAAACAAGAACTTATCGCCATCTCCTATATCAATAGCTGAAGATTCTATGAAGGATGTCATGGCAGATCCATCATCATCAAACCCAACCTCATGATTATAAAGCAACGAACTACCAGTAGCTTGCGGAAGATTTCTTATACCTCTGTCAAGCCATGCGTCTCTTGCTAATGTTCCGTAATACCAAACTTTTTCTAAATAATTATACGCAACGTATTTATCTATTTGTGTACCAGCAGATGATGGATAAAACCACAATATTTCACTAAACTCTGAATTAAGTCCTACATGTACTTTATCACGCTCTGCAAAATTAAAATCTAAAAATACTTTATCTTTTACTGTGCATGGTAATTGTATTGTTTGACCCCCAGAATAAACATAGAACGTATCTACACCCATCCAAAACACGGCATCCTCAACAGCTATTGCAGAAAATGGACTCATTATAGTTATATTCTTTGATAATTCTTGCAAACCAAACGTAAATGGTGGACCTATGAACTTCATGGCGTGTAGTGTTTTGTTAGTAAAGACTAATATCTGTTGTTTTGTTTCAACAGCTTGTACAAAGGTAGATCCACCACCTAACCTCAAATCACCTGCTGTATTAGTAGCAGTTGGAAAAAAGTCCACTGGATTTTCTTGTGAGGAGAAACGTATTAACAATGGATCTTGTATGCCGTTTCCTTGTGTAGCAGACGAGTTTGCACCTAATCCATCACAACCAAAGACAATAACATGTCTGTCTTGATCTGATACAAGAACTTGTTTAGCTATTGTTGGCACACTTGTTTCTCCAGAGTATGTACTTGTAGCACTAAGTTCTATAGCTCTGTTACTTAATCCATTTGTTTTATCCCAGTAAAATATACCACCATCTCTTGGATTTATAATAATATCTTCACCAAAATTATCATGTGACCATAATCTAATCTGTGCTCCAGGAGTCGTGACACTTGCTGCATTACCCCATCCAACAAAGTCATTGGCAGAATCTGCATTACCAGTTGCTAATCTTACAAGAGTATTATCTGCATGTGTGGCTGCATCCGTGCCACTTGCACCTCTGGTTGATGGTCCACCACCAGTTCCCAAAGTATTAGAACTTATTGTACCTACTGTAATAAGTTCTTCATCTATTAATATTAAATCACCAGCCGTGATACCTGTTGCACTATCTACATCTATTGCAGTTTCACTTGCATCTAAGGCTTCTGCTAATTGTGTTGCTAAAGCACCAGATGTTGTACCACTCCATTGACCAGCACCAAATCCAGTTCCACCAACTGTGTTATCCAGTCCTACATTTAATTGATACGCACCCACAACGCTACTACCACCATTGCCTGTATCAGATGAGTTAGCTGCCACGCTTGATGTTATCTCGTAAGCATTAGAACTTACTAGTTTTGTTATTTGAAACTCTGCGTTAAGTATTGTAGCAGTTATTAATCCACCTAAACTTGATGCACCAGAAAATGTTACGAAATCTTTTTCATTTGCACCATGTGCTGGATCGGTAACAGTTATTGTTGTTGATCCATTTGTTGCAGAAAAAGTTACATCACCTGCACCTGTGGTGTTTCTAATGGGTGTAATATCGTTAAAAGTCTGACCTTCTTCAATGTAATATTTAAGATGTGTTCCAATACCTAAAAAATCAGATCCATCTAAAGCTACCCAGTTATGTAGCCGTCTAGCAGATCCCTCATAAGTATTAGATGTAACTCTTTCCCAACCACCAAATTTTTCTGGAAAACCAAACCTAAATCTTACTTTATCACCATCAATAAAACCACCTTCATTACTATAAGATGTAATATCAGATACAACACCAGGTTTAAATTTTAAAGCTGTCATAGGCATTAGAACGCACTCACTGATTTAGTTCCAGTATAAGCAGTTTCATCAATACTGCCACTTCCATCATTAATATCTTTTAAAGCAAAAGGTCTACTGCTCCCATCATTACCAGATATAGTTCCAGTTAAACTAAAAGACCCATCTGTTGAATCTCTATTCGCAGTGCTTGTAGCACCAGCAGAAACTGTTGCACTAAAGGGATCACTACCAGATAAAGTACATGATATTGCTAAATTGTTGGTAAATAAAAATCGTCTACCTGCTGTTGGTCCTGTAACACTTACGTTTTTAATTTGATTAAAAGCTCCACGACCACCTATAATTGCAACAACTGCTTTACCTGTAGCAGAGTCTATAAATATTTCAATATCAAAACTACCTGAATTACCATTATTAACACCAACTAAAGCATCATTCCATTTCATAAAACGATATGTGCTACCTGCATGAGAATGAGTTGTATTTGTACTTGGTCGTTTTGAAGTGCTACCGTCAAATGTGCTTGTGCCTCCTGTTCCACCTGAAGTTGATGGACCAGAGATACGACCACTTATTCGTGTGCCATCTTCCACAAAAGCATGAGTAAAAGACATACCAAAATCGGATCTATCTACATTTGTAAGTCCCACACCTCCAAAAGAAGTAGCAGTGCTTGTATTAAAATAAGTTTCATTTACAAGCATACCAGTAGCACTACCAGTATTAGGCTTTGTTACTGTTGTATTACCATCTCCAAAAGAAACACCACCACCAGATCCAAAACTTGCTGTTGAAATAGGTCTAACATCATTAATTAGTAAAGTATCAAAAGTGTGTGTATCAGTCTGTACATTTACTGTAGAATTATCTGCTTCACTTATTGTAGTTGTTCCAGAGTTACTTGTTGAGCTTTGAGATGATGTAAATGTTTTTAGTGTAGACTGTACATCACCACTACCTTTTAATTCTAATGTTGTACTAGAATTTGTTGTTAAAGGCGAACCAGATGAATTTGTTATGTTATTACCATTTGTATCAAGTATTATCTTTTTATGTGCAGAATTATTATCTAAACTTAAATTACCACTTATATTATCAGACAATCTAAAAAACTGTATTGGAAGTTTAGTTCTATCGCCAGCTTTAGTGTTTAAACTACCACTTGAGTCTACTTCGGTAAATCCTACATTTGATATTAATGGTATTGCCATGTATCACCTAAAACTTAATTGATTCTACAAAAGTAAATATACTTCCATTTTGATTTATCGCTATTGCAAAAGATACCGAACTACCAAGACTGACACCTTGTGAATTAGATGGATAACTCAAAGTTAATGTATTAGATGAACTTGTCTTATCCACAATTATATATTGCCCTATTGCTAAACTACCAATCGCCAAAGTTAAAGCTACATTGTTGCTAGATGTATCTACCTTTTGATATATTGATTGTGCAGACGAGGGTGTAAGCGTAGCAGAAGAGGATGTTATAGCACTTGGCACTGTTACAAGATTAGCATTAAAGTATGTAGAAAACGTAGCGGCAGTGGTCTGTCTCATTGTACCACCATCGTTAGTTACAATACCATCCCCATCTGCAACTGCTGTTGTTCCAGCACTTGTTCCACCATCCATAAGATTTAGTTCAGCTGCCGTGGATGTAAGTTTAGTTCCACCAAATGCCAGACTATCTAATAAGTCTACAACTGCTGCACCAGATCCTGCACCGTCTGCATATATTAATGCTTTTGCACCAGCAGGTACATTTACATTAGCTCCAGATCCTTGTGTAAAGGTAGCAGTTTGACTTGTGCTATTATGCACAAAAAACATCTTATCTTGATCGTTAGGTGATATAGTAATTGTGTTTGTACCAGAAGGTGATCCACCTAATACTAAAACCTTATTACCTCCTTCTGATAACGTACCATCGCTAGTTGTTAAAGTATGACTTGTACCAGATAATGTGATAGCACCCACACCATTTATGGCTCTGTCTATAATATCTAGGTTGTTGTTTGTAGTATTCCCCCAAGTACCAGCTTGTTCACCAGCACCTATTTTTTCTACTCCTAGATTTGATGTATATGTACTTGCCATGCTTACCTCACTATTTCTGTATATGTCTCTGTGCCACTAGGCGTAATCTCTGTATATGTCTCTGTACCACTTGGAGCTATTTCTGTAAAAGTTTCTGTTGTAGCATCAGTTACAACATCTACAAACAGTATATCTCCAGATGATGTTTTTGTAAAATTTAAATCTTGAGAAGATATACCTCCAAGTACAGCGATACCATCTGCTGTCTGTGTAAACGCACTACTCATGGTTACATCAGTAAAGTTTACTACCTTAATGTCTTCTGTGGTTTGTGTAAAACTAGAACTAACTTCTGCGTTCACACTACCAGTTATAAATATTCCAGCAGTAGTTTGTGTAAAGTTACCATCTATAGATGAAATACCAACAAGTGTTCCAGATCCTATGCTAGAGCTTGTAGCAAGAGCGTTCATCTCTGCTGTAGCTACTAATAATACGCCACCTACATCAGCAAGAGCAGTTTCTGCTATGGCAGCGTGACCCAACATTAATCAGCATCCTCTATCTTGTTGCCTTCAGCTACCCATTCTTGGATTGCTTGGTAGTGTCTGTTAGCAGGGTCTAGTGGTATATGCCATGTTTTACCATCTATAACTGCAATAATTGAGGCATTTTCTAAAGGTGCATTTTCGTCAGAACTAAGTCTACCTAAAGCGTATTTAGCAGATGTAATCATTTATAACTCCGCATCTATAATAAAAAGATGATCACTAGCACTTACTATTTGAAAATTGTAATCTGCATTACCTGTATCGGTAACACCTGTTACAGAGCCAGTGTACAACAAACCTAACATATTTCCCATATACACAAGTGTTGGCGTAACTCCTCCACAAGTTAAAGTGTCTGTGGCATTCACATAATCATGAGCTTCAGGATTTAAAAGACGCACATCACCAGTTAATGTTACAGAGGGTGTCGTATTTCTCATTGTCAC